TTTCTGACGACACGCCAGGAGCTTTAATCGCTAAAGCAAATACGCTGCCTAAGCCTGGAACTCAACAGGGCTTGGCTGCCAGAGGTTTAATTTAAAAATTAAAGAAACAAATTTATGTCAGGACAAAATCGCATAGTCAATGCCGAAATGGCTAGACCAAAAACTCCAAAGGGTTCAGCCCTCAAGAGTGCAATGGATTCCAGTGCTTTTGAAAAAAAGATATTGGACGTTAAAGGCGACGAAAAACAGCCTACCACAAAATAAATAAAACTTATGCAATACAAAAAACCACGAAAGCCTGGCGACCTTTACAAAAGGGCAAAGGGCAAAAAGAAGAAGTCTCTAACGTCAGGTTCATTAGCTTTTGAAATGGAATCACCAGCCCGTAGCTCTCAATCTCTTCTGGCCCGCAACATAGGAAAATCTCCTATGGCAATGGCTAGGGGAGCACGGCAGGTTTTAAAAAAGAAAAAGTCTAAGCACAGTAAAAAGCACAAGAAGGGTGCTATGTGCAAAGGCTGTTAATTTTATGCCATTCACTCCTATTGGAAATGGAAAATACAAATCTCCTAGTGGCAGAGTTTTCACAGCCAAGCAAGTGAAAATGTATTACGCCACTAATGGTTTTACCAAGAACAAAGCTGCGTTCAAGCACAAGAAGGAACGGAAGGTAGATAACAAAATGCGTTCCTTCGGGGACTTTGACGAAGCCACTGGCAAAATCAGGATTAATAAAAAAATGTCCGCCAAATCCCGTAAAGAAAAAGGCGGGAAATACCCAGAGCTTTTGGACACAATCGTTCACGAAGAGTACCATAAGAAAAATCCTAAAGCTTCGGAGAAAACTACTCGCAAGGTTACTAAACGTAAATTAAAAAAATTAACGCGTAAAGTCAAAAACCGTCTTTATGCGAGATACAATTAAAAATCTATGTTAGCAAACATTGTGTTAGCTCTAATCATCTGGCTTTTGGCAAGGGGCGTAGTAATATTCCCTGACCCAACAGCAAACTTTATAACTTGGTCAGTAATTGTCTTTGTGGTCTTCGGAGTATTCCTAAGCAGAATACCAGCAGGCGAAAGACATTTCTGGCTTTGGTAATTAAATCTAAATTTTATGAATAACGAAAATAACAAATTAGTTCCCACAACTGCGGGAGTAAACTTAAGTGGAGAATATTTACGTCCAGTGTCAGCAGGAGTAAGCATAGGAATTAGCTAACGGCAATGATTAAACATAAAGTCACAGGGCTGAATAAGGAACAGGAAAAATTTTGTGAGCTTTATGTAACGGCTGACAGAGACTTTTTCGGTAATGGAGTAGAAAGTTATTGTGAAGCTTATGACGTAGATATTACTGACCCAAGAAAGTACAAAAGTGCTGCTGCTTCTGCTTCAAGATTGTTAAAACAAAGCAATGTTATTGCACGAATCAACACACTTTTGGAAGAAATTGGCTTTAATGACACGTTTGTTGATAAACAGCTTTCGTTTGTCATTACTCAATATGCCGATTTGACCGCTAAAGTAAACGGAATTAAGGAATATAACAAACTTAAGCAAAGAATTACGGAGAAAACCGATTTAACCTCTGGCGGAAAACCAATAGTTTTCATTGACGCTGCAACCGCACAAAAATATGGAATTACATCCAGCCCAAAAACAGATAGTGAGTGACCTTCACAGATTTAGAATTTTGGTCTGCGGCAGAAAATTTGGTAAGACCACATTAGCTGCCGAAGAAATTGCAGGGTGTGCAATGGCTAAGGGCGACAGGCGAGTAATGTATTTGTCTCCGACCTTAGAAGATTCTCGGCGGTTAATGTGGGACAGATTAAACAAGAAGCTTAAAAATATAATAATCAAAAGTAATGACACCCGCCTTGAATTAAAAATCAGGACAATGGACGGGGGCGTGTCTGACATTTTTTTATCTTCTTGGGAAAAAGTCCAAGACCATAGAGGGGACGAATTTGATTTTATTATCCCTGACGAAACACAGGACTACAGAGAATTTTGGTTAGGTTGGCACGAAGCTTTAAGACCAACACTCACACCGCGTAAAGGCTCTGCCCTGTTTATGGGAACACCAAAGGGCTTTAACCATTTATATGATTTGTTTGGCTTAGAAGCCAAAGACTCGGATTATAAAAGTTTTCATTTTACTAGCTACGACAATCCTTACTTAGACCCTGCGGAAATTGAAAAGGCCAGAGGCGAACTTTCAGAAGACCGTTTTGCCCAAGAATATTTGGCTGACTTCCGCAAGACAGAAGGTTTAGTTTATAAAGAATTTAGCAGAGAGAAACACCTTTATGACAACTGTGACGCAAAAATCATTGAACGAATCGCAGGCATTGACTTCGGTTTCACGAATCCCTGTGCCGTCCTCACTTTGCTACGAGATAGTGACGAAAACATCTGGGTTGACTCCGAATATTACAAGACAGGAAAAACAGATTCGGAAGTTGCAGAGTACGTTGCAGCAGCAGGATTCAACAAAGTCTATCCCGACCCAGAATCCCCCAGTGCAATAAAAGAACTTACTAAGTTAAAAGTTCCTGTGCGTGATGTGGTTAAAAACAAAGACTCGGTTAAGAATGGAATTACCAAAGTTTCTGAATTGTTTAAGACTGGCAAGCTTAAGATTAACCGCAACTGTGTAAACCTGATTTGGGAACTTGAGACTTATGCCTACCCTGACAAGAAAGATTTTAGAAACCCCGACGAGAATCCAATTAAGGAAAATGACCACGCTTGCGACGCTCTCCGTTATCCAATCTTAATGCTCTCCCAGTTTAGGCAAGCAGCCCAAACCTACCGCCCAATGAATATGGACAGGACGGCAATTCCTACACTCCATAAAGAACAGCCCACGGGAATGGCCAAGCAATATATTCCTAATCAATTAAGACCACGCTAATGTTTCAACTCTTCTTAAAAAATCTAAAGAGTTTAATGCTTCTGCTTAAGACAGAATGGGACGCATTTATAGCTTGGAAGAAATAATTATGAAATACACAGCCACAATTCAAAAGATTGAGCAGAACGGCAACTATGTTTTTGTCACCTGCTTAGTCTGGGACGACACAAGCACCTCAAGTATTCTAATTACCATTCCAGTCCCCCAAGACGAATACATTAAGAGCGACGGCAGTTTAATGCTTGGGAAGAAAATCACTGTCGTTTATGACAGCTCAAGCCAAAAACAATTAATCATTAGCTTAGTTTACTAATATGCCAATAATAAAAGTTACAGCCAACAGCGAAAAAGATGTGGAGCAAGCCCAACTCCTTGAGAATTTGTATAACTGGTTCTGGGACAATGGGGGTAAAGAAAAGTATTATGAAACCAAAGCGGCAAGGGACGCTAACCGCATTCCTGACGAACAGTGGTTCAAGGCAAACTTAATGGGTTTGATTGACGACGGGAAAATTACCCTTGAAAACTTAAACTAAAAACAAAAATTTATGGGAATGATTAAAATAAATAAAGACGAGTTCGGCAAATTTTCAGGAACTACGTCTATGCAGGATGAAGCCAAAACTTTGCTGACTGCCAAAGATGTTTTGGAAATGAAATATCCTCTCTCGGATTGGAAGCCTTCTAGCGAAGAAGCAGAGATTCGGTCTTTAGTAATTAAACACTTCGGCTTAGGCTACGTTACAATGTACACGCCCAGAGTTGAGTTCAACGACCTTTGCGTCCTAGACAGAATGCAGATTGACCAGATGTCTTGGAACACTTACCAGCCAAATAATGGCGGCCCAATGTGGGGTGATGAAATGAACTCTTGGCGAAGCCGTGCTATTAAACCTATAGTCAGAAACAAATGTATTTCCATAGCTGCTCACGCTACGGCTCGCTTAATATTCCCTAAAGTTTTTGCTTACGACCAACTGTCCGACACGCAGGAAGACGCAGCACAGGTTATGCGTGACTTAATGGAATGGACTGGCGATAATGCCAACTACGCAAATACTTCTTTGCACGCTGTGGTTACAGCCTTAACCGACCCAATTTCCATTGTCTATACCGAATACGGGGAAGTCTACCGAGATGTGAAACGCAAAAGAGGCGAAGATAAAAAGTGGGTCAAGGAAAAAATGCTGGACGAAACTTTATCTGGCTTCAAGGACGAAATGTGTCCTTGCGACGAAATGTTTATTGAAAACTTTTACGAACCAGACTGGCAAAAGCAGGGTTGGTTGATTAGACGTAAAGTCTATGGCTGGGATTTAGGCAATGCAAAATACGCCAATATGTACAATAACTGGCAGTACGTTAAGCCTGGCGTGCAGTTAATTTACAATGACGCGAATCAGAGCTTCTACCAAGTCTACGACCAGAATATGCGGCAGTATGATGTGGAAGAAGTTACCTATTGGAATAAAACTTTAGACGTTAAAATAATTATGGTTAATGGCGTTGTGCTGACAGAGGCAGACGCTCCAAACCCTCGCAACGATAAGATGTACCCGTTTGCGGTCTTTGGCTATGAGCTTATAAATAATCGTTGTGCCTACTACAAGTCTTTGGCGTTTAAATTACAGCAGGACGCAAATATTGTAAACACTCTTTACCCAATGATTATTGACGGCACTTACTTGCAAATCTTCCCAGCAATGGTTCAGACTGGCGGCCAAATGGTCGGAGCTGATGTCATTGTGCCTGGGGCGGTTACTAACCTTGAAGACAACAATGCCGACTTAAGAGTCGTGCAGTCCACTAACCCTCAAGGGCTGAAAGTTGGAATGGAAACTTTGCAAGGCGTGGAAGAGTCGCTTCAAGAGTCTGCCGAGAATCCAATCAACGGGGCGAATGACCAAGCTGGACAGACTACGGCTTATGAAATTTCTAGGATTGAGCAGAATGCCGCTACAGTCTTGGGCTTGTTTATAAAAATGATTTCCAAATATGTAAAAGAATACGGCCAACTTAGAATGGGCGATATTTTACAGTACCTAACCATTATTGATGTAGATAAAATTACCGACCAGCCTGACTTGGTTTACAAAACCTTCTTGCTTCACGACAAGCAAAGCAATGCTGGGCAGTCTAAGTCCCGAAAGATTCAATTCACTGGCGGTATGCCAGACGAAAAGATTTCTTCTGGGCAAGCTTTGGCAATGTCCTACTCGGTGTTAGATGAACAGGGCGGAGTGGATTCCAACACAGAACTTTCTAAAGTTAATCCTGAATTGTTCCGTAATCTCAAATACATTTTGACCATAGACGCTGACGTGCTTAACCCCAGAAGCGAAGAATTAGAGCGTGCTTTTGACCTTGAAACCTATGACCGCTTAATTATGAATCCGCGTGCTGACCAAGAAGAAGCATTGCGGTTGCTCTTAATGACCAATCCCAAGACCAAAAAAGACCCAGACAAATTCGTAATGCAGCAGAATCCTACAGACCCAGTTGCTATTGCCACCCAAGCAGCCCAGGGTACTCAACCTCAAGGACAACAGCCTGCTATGGTCGGTGCAGGTAACAGCCCTCTTGCCGCAATGGCTGGTAAAACTCCATTGCCACAAGGAAATTTACCAACTAGCACAACGCAATAACTATGGAACAAGAACCAATGAAGGTAAGCGATTGGTCGCAGCCAATCAAAATAGGTTTGATGTTAGGCTTCTTAGTAAGTTTCGCCATAGTCGCAGGAATAATTATTTATTATCTGCACCAAATAGCAATTAACACAATGAAATAACAATATGGAAATTAGTGTAAGTGTCCCCGAATGGTTAAAGCTTCCAATGGAAATGAGAATTAAACTCCGCGACGTATTTAAAGTCCCAAAGTCCCAGGGAAGTTGGGTAGAGAATAACGAAGTTAGAAGCGACGGCCACACCCACCAAGATTTGCAGTCGGCCATAACAGTTGAAGCAATGCAGAATTATACAGGCAGCAAGGACACAGATTTTTTAACTCTGTTCCACCTGACCTTAAACCAAGCCGAGCAAGAGTTAATTGAAATTGTCCCTGTTGTAGAAAAGCCAGACCCAGTGACAGCATTGTTAGAAGAATGGGCAATGCACTTAAACCGCATTAAAACCCAAAGCGAAAACTTAGGTCTAACCGACCACTTAAAATTATTAATTTCTAAATTATTCCCAAATGATGACAAGCGAATCCCCACAACCTACGCCGCCCCAGAAGCTCCCGCCAGCAGAAACTCCAAAGGAGAAAATAAGAAAGAAGGAGTTGCAGGCCGAAGCACTAAGGCAAAGAAAGATAGTAACGGAAGTAATATATCCAATACTCCTTAAACACGCTAAGAATGTGAAGGACGCTAAAAACATTTGCAAGAACTTTGTGATAGCGACTGACGCTGCATTCTTCAAGGATGTGGAGAAATACCAGACCTTCAAAAGTTCCGAAGCTTTTAACACTTTGAATCTCAAAGGCTTAATGAATGAAGGCAAAGACTTTACCGCGGAATGGGCCTGGGTAGAAGCTCTGAAAGATGAAAAGATTTCTACCGCTAAAGGATTAATTGACGGGTTAGAAAAA